CGCAGGATATGCGTCGCGCGGCGCTCGGCGATCAGATAACCGGCGCGGAAATTGCCAAAGGCGATCGCCAGGCTGTCGGCGGCGATATCGGGCATGTCCTCCGCCTCGACCACCGGATAGCCGAGCAGGGTCGCGGGCTGTCCGCTGGCCAGCGAAGGCTGCCACAGGAACGCGCCATCCGCCGTCTTGAACTTGCGGATATGGGCGAGCGTCGCACTGTTCATCACAAAGGCCGCGCCCTGCCGGTAGGCGGGGCGGAGCGTGTGCACCAGATCGACCAGCGCATCCTCGCTGGCGAAACTGCCCGACGCGCCGGACGGCACATATTGCAGCGAGCCAAACGCCCGGACATCGTCGCTCTCGTCGGTTACCGCCGCATTCAGAAAACCGCGCGGCTGATTGACGCCGGAGCCACCGACAAAGGCGGCACCCTCCGCCCGGGCAAATTCACGGGCGATTTCATCGGCCAGCCAGGCTTCCACATCGAAAGCCGCATCGTCCAGCATCGCCTGCGAGGCCGCCGGATTGGCATAAAGCTCGCCGCTGGGCGGCGCGATCTCGTTGAAATCGGGCGTGTCGGTTTCCGGACGACCCGCCGTCTCGCTGACCCAGCCGGAGGGGGTACCGCCGGTGGTCACCAGCTTGCGATAGCCAGCGGTCCCTGTCTGCACCACGGTCGCGATCGACCGGATCGGCGAGATATCCTTCAGCGTCGCCCCGATCAGCGCATCAATCTCCTGCGGCACGGCAAAACCGCCCTCGGGCCCCGACGCACCGGAAAAGCTCTTCAACTCGACCCCCGCTTGCTCACCCCGCCGGAGATAACGGCTGACGAATTCCTGCGCCTCGGGCGAAGATGGCATCGCCTTCGCGCCATCAATATTTCCGGCTAGCACAGGCCGCGCCGAGACCTTGCAGATATCGTCCACCTGCCCTTTCAGCCCATCAACATCGCCGCGCAGGGCCTCAATCGCCTTGCCATGATGTTCCGTTTCTTCAGCGATCAACACCGCATCAAACGACGCCTCCAGCGGATCCGCCTTGGTTTCGAATTTGAGAGAATGTTCCATATTTTTCCTTTCTTTCGGGCATAAAAAAACCGCCCGGAAAGGGCGGTTTGTTTCTTCTTCACTGTTCCAACATTATTTCGTGTCGGAAGAACTCCACTCTATCTCTTCAAAGATAAAATCTCCGGTCGAGCAGATCAGAGACAGAGTCAATTTATCACCCAGCCGTTTTGGTACGCTGAGTTTCTTTCCGTCAACCGTGATTGCGACATCGTCATTTTCGCCATAGCTGATCGAAAAGGGGAGGACTGATTCTAGCGGGACAGTGCCCGCTGCAGCGCTACTCTTATCGTCCCCGTTGCGTATTTCGACTTTTACATCCGCGGCTTCGGCTTTGCTGTTTTCAGCGGTGAGGCGAATCGTAATTGACTGTTTGTTATTGTCCTCAACCCGCACAAAAGCTGTCGGCAACCATTTTGGATCCTTGCGAAACAAGACTGGCTTGATCGTTCCGGTAAACGTCAACTGTGAGGTGGTCAGAGGAAATGTAACCGGTGAAAATCTGCCGGTAGCCGTGTCACATCCAAAACGCATGGGACCGGCGTAGGTTGGCGCACTCCCTATCAAAGCGGTAAAAAATACCATTGTCGACAACAGCTTCGCTACGTTACTACTCATTTTTAACCTCCCGATACAAAGTGAACTTTAGCATAAGTTTGCATCGGGAAGCTGACCAGCGAAATCTCCGCAACATCCAGCTCAAGCAGTTCACGCGGATTTGTGCCCACCGCTCGCTTCACCCGATAGCCAAAGCTAAGCCCCTTGACCGACGCGCTGGACAGCAAGGCCGCCGCCTCGCGCCCGGCCCTGGTCGCGGTCGAAATGCTCCCAATCACCCGCAACCCGCGCCGGTCTTCCCGGACATGATCAATGCTGCCGATCCGCCGCAACGGATCATGCTGCCACAACAGCGGCAGCGCCTTCCCTTGCGGGAATACCCCGAACGCCCCGCGCCGGATAATATCCCCGCCCCGGTCAACCCGGTCAAAAATCGCCGCATAGCCGGCAAAGCGGACCTGTCTTAGCCCCTCCCCTTCAGGGGAGGGGTTGGGGTGGGGCATGTCCTTATCCACAAATTCGGAGGTTGGCATCGAGCCAGCCTCCTCATATCCCACCCCGCTCACAACACCAGATGCCCCAGCCCCAGCCGCATCGCGATACCGACCAGCAGCAGCGCCAGCACGCCCCGCACAATCCACCGGATCGCCGCTTTCCACGCGCTCGCCTTGGCATCGCGCCAGGCGCGGAGCAGCTCGCGCAATTCGTCAATATCATCCTGCGCGGTCGGATCGGCCAGCCCGAGCCGGTCGAGCACCCGCACCGCGCCGCTATCCGTCGCCTCCTCGACAATCGCGCGCAGCGTCACCAGATCAGCACCATCGCCTTCCGCCTGCGCCACCAGGCGAGCGAGCATTTCTTCATTTTGCATTTTTGTACCTTCTTTTAACCCCTCCTCTTCAGAGGAGGGGAAGGGGTGGTGGCGATGCGTCAGCATCGCTCGCGCAAGCGAATATTGCGCTGGCCCACAGGCCCCACCCCAACCCCTCCCCTGAAGGGGAGGGGCTTTAACTTCCCTTAAACCCCCAACATCGCCCGCTTCTCCTCCGGCGAAAGAAAATCCGCCTCGCACACCTGCTTCCACAGCCGCTCGCGATCTTCGGACAAGGCCGGGATCTGGTCGCGATCCACGGCCAGCGCGACATCCGGCCACCAGGCCCGCAGCGCCTCCGACAGCCCGTCCAGTATCTTCGCCGCCAGCGGCAAGATCGTCAGCCGCCACAGCGCCCGGTTGGCCTCGCGGTAATTGGCATAGCTATTGTCGCCGGGCAGCCCGAGCAGCATCGGCGGCACGCCAAAGGCCAGCGCGATTTCCCGCGCTGCTGCTTCCTTGAGTGCAACAAAATCCATGTCGGCCGGGCTCATGCTCATCGACTGCCACTTCAGACCCCCCTCGAGCAGCATCGGCCGTCCCGCATTACCCGATCCGGCAAAACTGGCCTCCATCTCGGCTTTCAGCCGGTCAAACTGCTCGCCGGTCAGCGCCGACCCCTCGACCCCCGGATCATAGACCAGCGCGCCCGATGGCCGCGCCGCATTGTCGAGGATCGCCTTGTTCCATTTCGCCGCCGCATTGTGCACCGCCACCGCTTTCGCCGCCGCACCGAGACAGCCCAGGCCATAATGGTCATCGGTCGGGTGAAAGCCCTTCACATGGATGATCGCCGCCCGGCCCGCCGTATCCTGCGCCGCAAGGCGGGTGACATGCTCGCCGGCCCGGTAGACATAGGCCACCGGCCAGCCCTTCGCGTCGGGTTCGATCGTGATCCGGTCCGGCCGCAGCGCATAGAGCTCACCCGGCGGACCATCGCCGCCGCCCATCACCTGCACATAGCCATTGCCATGTAGTAGCAGATGCGCCGCGATGGTCTCCAGCAACGACTGGCCCGCGCTGCTGGTCTGCACCAGAGCGGCCACCGGATCAGCAGCGGGCAACAAAGGCGCCCCGCCCACCCCCTCGGCGACAATCCGCACCGCGCGCTGGGCAATGGCATTCTCGACATAGGCCTCGCGCACCCGGCCCTCATAAGAAAAGGGCGCGTCCCCCGAAAGAGCCGCGCCACCGTAAGTTGCCCCAATATAAGAGGAGTAGGACCGCCCCAAAGGCGGCCGCAAAGCAGCGCCCCCGCCCTTGAAGGCGAGGGACAGATTTTCCCAGAATGTCATGTTTATTCCTTGATTACGCGATTGTGCTCCGCACTTGATGCGGAGCCCTATCGGCGTTCAGTTCCCAACCTCCAGAGCTCCGCATCAAGTGCGGAGCACATAGATCTTGATCGGCACCACTATCTCACCCGCGGCACCCGCTTCCGAACCAGCATCAATTCCGTCAACGCCCACACCAGAGCATCCGCCCGATCCGGTGATCTCCCTGGTCCTTCATAACCACCACCGATCAGCAGCCCGCACAGTTCATCTTCCAGTCGCGGAAATGCGCCAACATGATGCACCCGGCCATTTTCATATAGCGCCGCCACCGGCTCCGCCCGCGCCGCCTTGCCGCGCGAGGCATGAACCAGCTTCACCGGCAGCGATATATTGGCGGCCTGCAAGACAGACTTCACCATTGCCCCGCCCTGATTGGCTTCGGCAATGACGCGGTCTGCATCGAACCGGTCCGCCGCATCGGCAACCCGCCGCGCCCACGTCTCGGGACTCGCCTTTTCCACGCTGCAATCGGCCAGCACATAGGCTTTGCCATCCGCGCCCAGCCCGGCAACGACGATCCCGCAGGCGTCACCGGAAGATGAGACCGGCGGATCGACACCGATCACGATGCGGGACATCGAACAAATAAGCCCCTCCCTTTCAAGGGAGGGGAAAGGGGTGGGATATGAGGAAGCTGGCTCGATGCCAGCTTCCGAATTTGTGAGTGAGGACAGGCCCCACTCCAACCCCTCCCTTGAAAGGGAGGGGCTTTTCGATACCCGGCACCCCTCAATCATCACCCGCGTCCACAACGCACCTTCCAGTTCCTCGATCAGTTCCCCATCCAGCTCCTGCCGCCCCAGCCGCGTGCCGCCATAATCCAGCGCCATCGCAGTCAGGAAAGCATCAGGCAAGTGCGCCATATTATCCAGCGTTCTGCCCCGTGAAACCGCCACCTTGCTATCATTGATCAGCCGTCGCACCAGCGCCACCGGTCGCGGCGTTGTGGTTGCCGTGATTCTGGGGTCCCGCCCCAGCCGCAGCCCCATTTTCAGATTGTCCCAGGCCGCTTCCGCCTGCCCGGCGTTGTTCATCCACTTGGCAATTTCATCGCACCAGGAATGGCTATGCTGGGGCCCGCGCAAGCCTTCCGGTTCCTGCGCGGAATAGAGACGCGCTTCTGCTCCGCTCGGCCAGCGCAACCGTTTCAGCGAGGGTTCCCATAGCGGCCGTCTGGCTGGCGGAGCGATGCTCAGCAATCCGCTTTCCCCCTCGACCATGACAGTCCGCGTCTCGGCAAAATTCGCTCCGACCAAGGCAAAACGGGCGCTGCCATCACATTCGGCAATGCTCCGCACCCATTCCGCTCCGGCCCGGGTCTTGCCAAAACCGCGTCCGGCCATGATCAGCCAGACCGGCCAGTCGCCTCGTGGTGCCCGTTGCTCCGGTCGCGCCCAGAGGGGCCAGCAGAAGTCGAACTCCTGCTTTTCGTCATCAGCCATGCGATCATGAAAATCGCCCAGCTCTTCGTCCGACAGCTTGGCAATGACATTCGCCAGAGATAAGCCGCCCATAGCTAAATCGATGCCTCGGGCCATTCCCCCGTCGCATGGCGAAAAGCCGTCTCGAATTCCTCATTGCGTCCTGCCAGCCGCGCGCGCAGCTCGCTCAGCTTGCGGTCGAGCCGGTCGGCGGCACTCCCCTGCTCTTCACGCAGACAGGCCTGCGCCGCGCGGGTGAGCGCCACCATCGACTTATGCGCGGCGAGCAGTTTCAATGCTGTCCGATTGTCATAATGACGGATCGTGTCGACATGCTTGCCGCCATAGAATATCTTGCGGTCGGTCCCTTCCCGCGCCCGCTCCAGCATTTCCATCTCGAGCAGTTCATAGCCCGATGCCAGCGCCTCCATCCAGTCGCCGCGAAATTCCGGATCCCTTTCGCGCCAGTTATAGACGGTCGAAACCGGAACATGCGCCCGCTTGGCCGACTGCGCGACATTGGATGATTTGGCCAGTTCGGACAGAAAGCGCTGCTTGCGAACCACATTGCGCTTCTGACGAACGTCGATATTCCGGTTATGTTTACTCACTGGGCGATACTC